CGGAAGAAAAAGTGCCGGAAACAGCAGAGGAACTGGAAGCTGATTTTCCGCCCGTGGACACGGGCAGCGGCCTTGACGCCGGGTGATGCAACGCACCCGGCTTGTCAGGCTCATTTGAGAATTATTATTTGTATTGTTGCACTGAAATTCAGGTTATAGTATATAATGTTTTCCTTGCGGTAATATATGGCGTATATTCTTTCGTTTGAATAATGAATGTATTTCCTTTGCATTAACGGTCCTTTCTGCCATTCCCGCCGGGTGGTGCATTATATATCATAACCAAAATATTCATTAAATGCGTAAATTTAAGGGGGATTTTATGGGACTTCGATACAGAAAAAGTATTAAAATTGCACCCGGCGTCAAAATCAATTTAAACAAGAAAAGCACAAGCGTTACTTTTGGTGGTAAAGGTTACCATAAAACAATAAATTCAAATGGCCGGAAAACAACAAGCGTTAATCTTCCCGTTCCCGGTCTTTCGTATGTGGATATAGATACGCCCAAAAAACGTGCTAAAAAGAATGCTGCCGCTTCTCCCACTATTGAAAAAGTCAACCCGTATACACCGCCGGTTTCTGAAGAAAAGCAGCCGATTTCTGAAAGCAAAGAATCTGCCGGAAGCAATCCTGCTGCCGTTTCTAATCCGCCTGGTATAATTGCTTTTATTTTCGGCATTCTCATATTTTTAGCCGGTATTTGTCTTTGTGGTGTGCTTTTCCCTGTTGGCGTCGTTGTTCTTGTCCTTGGCATAATGTATATGATTTCCTTTTTCTCTTTAAGGCGTGAATTTAAAAAGAAAAGCAAGGAACCTGTTGAAACCGAAATTTGAACAAAATAATATGCCCTGGAAGTGCTTGGAACACTGCCAGGGCGTGTGCAACGTTATGTTATCCATACCAGATACAACAATACCGTCTGCGTTTCTTATTATATCACCTGCGGGCGGGAAAAGAAAGGCAAAACCACATGAAAAAAAAATTATTTTCCGCCACGCCGCCCCGCGTCGCCCTGTACATCCGTGTTTCCGGTGAGGAACAGAAAATAAAAGGGCTTTCGCTGGAAGCGCAGCAGGAACGTCTTGAAGAATATGCCCGCAACAATGGCTTTGTGATCGTCGGCGTTTTCATCGACGCCGCAAAAACCGCCCGGAAGAACATGCACAAGCGTTCTGAATTCCAGCGCATGTTGCAGCTTGTCAAGCGTGATGCCGTTGATCTGCTGCTTTTCTGCCGCCTTGACCGTTGGTTCCGGTCTGTCGCGGATTATTACAAAGTCATGGAAGTTTTGCAGGCCCACAACTGCGGCTGGAAGACCATTGATGAAGATTATGACACCACCACCGCAAACGGCAGGCTGTATATAAACGTCAAGCTGTCCATTGCGCAAAATGAAGCCGATATATGCGCCGAAAGAATCTCCGTCGTCTTTGACAGCAAAATACATCACGGAACCGTTGTTTCCGGCAAATGCCCTTTTGGCTTCCGCGTGAATGAGGAAAAGCGCCTGGAAATCGTTCCTGAAGACGCGGCCATTGTGAAGGACGCTTTTGATTATTATGAAAGCCACGTAACAAAACGCGGAACAATCCGGTATATCCGTGAAAAATACGGCGTGAACTGGTGTGACATGACTTTCCGCCGTATGCTCACAGAACCCCTTTACACGGGCCTGTATGACCGGGACGGCAGGCGCAATGACAATTTCTGCCCCGCCATCATCCCCCGTGACCAATACAGCCGCGTGCAGTCCCTGGCTTCCAGAAACGCGCGTTCCGCCCCGTCCGGCAGGGTGTATATATTTACATCAATCCTTGTCTGCGACGAATGCGGCCACAAGCTTATAGGCTATGCAATCAGGGACTATGTCTATTACCGATGCTCGCAGCATTTGCAGCGCGGGCGCTGCATCCATAATCATTCTGTCCGTGAAAGCATGGTTGAACAATGGCTGTTTGACAACCTGCAATCTGAAATAGACCGCTGCAAGCTTGAATGGGAAGTGAAAGCAGCCGAAAAAAAGCGGACCGCGACCGCGTCCAGCAAGGCCGCGCTAAAGAATAAGCTGAATAAACTAAAAGAACTGTATTACAATGACCTGATCTCGATTGAAGACTATAAAAAGGACTATGAAACCTTTTCTGCTGCCCTGCGGCAGCTGGAAGATGAACGCCTGGAAACGCGGCCGGATTTTTCCGCCGTTGAACGCCTGCTGCAATCCGATTTCAGAACCCTGTATGATTCACTAAGCCGTGAAGAAAAGCGCACGTTATGGCGGTCCGTCATTAAAGAAATCCGCGTAAACAATGCGCTTGAAATCACGTCTATTATTTTTGCCTGATGTTGTACTAACTTAACATTCCCTGTGGGTTGTGTTCGCTTGGTACAAAAAGCCCCGTCACCTGCTGCCGGGGCTTTTTCTGTCATTCCTTCACTATCGCTACTATCTTGAAATCAATCTTTGACAATGATCTGTATTTTGTCCGCCTGTTTAGTTCGTTCACAAGTTCTTCGTCTGAAATTTTCTTTATGTCTCTTTCAAACCTCTTGCACCATTCGTCTTCCGGCAGGCTTTCCAGGTATTCGCCGTCTGATTGTTCTAGCTTTTCGTTTTCTTGGAATTCCTTCTGGCTCTTTATCCTCTCCCATGATGATTTCAGGAATGCGCATTTTTCGTCTTTGTGCTTCCCGTCGTAGAATGACCAATCTAACGTAGCGAACACAACCCGTTTCCCTTCTTTTACATCCTTTATTCCGTCTATTGCATATTTGAAAAGTTCCATTTACCCTTCTTTCCTCCACGTCAATTCCTGTCCGGTATCGGCCTTGTATTTTTCTCTGATCGCGTCTGCAACGTAAGAATTGAATGTTTCCCCGCGTGCTGCTGCAATCTCTTTTACCTTTTCTTTCATGCCCTTTGGCAATGCCAGTTCTGCCCGGTCATAATTTGCATCCCTGTATTTGTTCTTCGTCTTTGTCGCTGCCGCGCCGCGCGGAACCGTCCACTTTTTTTCTTCTGCCATGCTGAAAACCTCGCTTTCTTTTCTTTTGGCTGTGATTATACCACAGTTCCCGGTCTTACGGAAGTATACAATATTAACAAATATACTTCCGTAAGTTTGTACATTTTGCCTATTGCTTTTATACTTCCGTAAGTATATAATAGAATCATCAAGAGAACACAGGAAAGGCGGTAAATAAAATGGGAAAGAAAATTGAAGCTGTTCAGAAAATGCTTTCAGAAATGACTTTAAAGAAACTGGTTGATCTGTTCGAGGAAACATCAAACGTTGACAGTGCAGAAATTTACACCGTCCGCGGCTGGTTAATGGATGCCATCGAACAGAAGAACCCTGAAGGGTTTGATAAATGGCTTGACAGTAACTGCGATGATTCCGAATTAAAAAACTACGTTTTATAAAATGCGCGGGCGGCGCTGCCGCCCCTCTTATCAGAAAGGATGAACAGAAATGCAGATTGCAAGTAATTTTAATGAATTCGTTGAAAAAATCAGCGCCGCTGAAAGAACCGTTTTAAATTCCCCCATCGGTCAGGAACTGACGCAAAAGCTTCTTGAATCGAAACTGAAATCTAACCCAAACTTAACCCCGGATGAATGGACGCAAACAAAATCCGAATTCATGACATTTATCTTTGCAATGTTCGTCCGCGATACCCCGGAAGCCATGCAGGAACTTTCCCTGCACGTATGGTCCGAACTTCAAAAATGACCGCCTTATTTGCCCCGTATACAGCAGAAAGCCCCGCAAGCGTACAAATAACGCCTGCGGGGCTTTCCCCTTGTCTGCGGCTGCTGTGGCGTGCGTCCCGGCCTGTTATTCTTCCATATCCCCCACGGCAGCCCGCATTGATTCTTCTGCTTCCTCTTTCGTGATCGTGCCAGTTTTGTTTCCGTTCACGTCGTATGTGTTCAGTGTCCCGTCTTCGTTTTCTTCCAGTGCGCCGGGCGGCACATTATCCGTTAATGTCACGGTCTTTGTGTCAGGTACGGCAATGTCTGCCGCCGGAACGGTATTGTAAATATTAACCGCCGGAACTGCTGCCACGTCTTTCAGTGTCGCTTCTGCTTCCGCTTCCCCTGCTTTCATTGCTTCGTATGCGCTTTGTGTGATTGCTTGCAGCTGATCTTCCGTAACCATCAGCCCTGCTTCGTCTGCAATTTCCTTCAGTTTCTGAACAACCGCGTTCATTTTTTCCTGCCCCGTGGAACTCTTCAGGAATTCCCGCGCCCAAATCACGAAATTTGCAGCCCACCCGGAAAGTTCGTCAAGCTTTTCGGAAACACTGACAGGAACGTTCGGGAAAAGATATTTCCCGCAGAAAAACGCACCCACCATGATTGCCAGCTGAATTGCAACAATAATAATTTCGTCCATTCTCTTTTCCTCCTATTTTGCCGGGATTTTCAGCGCGTCCCCGGCGTGAATGAATGTGCTTGTCAGGCCGTTCAGTGTCATAATTTCGCGGTAACGCTGCCCGTCTCCCAGTTTCGCCGCTGCAATCGCCCACAGCGTATCACCTTTTTTCACTTCGTATGTGGTTATTCCGGTGCCTGGTATCCTGATTTTCTGTCCTGCGTTGATAATATCCGGGTTTGCAATGCCATTGTAGCTTGCTAACTTCTGGTATGTAGTGCCGTATTTTGAAGCAATGGCGGAAAGGGTATCACCCTTCTTTACTTCGTACACCTCTTCCGTGCCGTTGTCTTTGTTTCCGCCATTGTTTCCGCTTCCGTTGTTGCTGCCGCCGTTGCTTCCGGCCTTTGCGCCGTCGGAAACCACAGTTGCTGTGTGGTGGTTATCGTTCAGCAGAATGTCACCTGCAAGCAGATAGTCGCCGCTTGTGCGGTACTTCGTTTCGGTCAAAACCGTAAATCCTGCCGCTTTGAAGCCGGAACGCATATTGCCCGTATACGTGGCGTTCACGTTCACAAGCGCGGTTTTTCCCAGCAGATGCCCCACGGCCTTCACAATGTCAATTACGCCCTTGCTGCAATCCGTTTCACACGGCGTTGTAATCTTCGCCGGGTCGTATCCGACTTTTGCAAGTTCCTTCCCGAACGTGTCACGCTGGTACTGATCATAACCGATCTTGTTATTGTTTGCCGCTTTCTTTGCCAGTTCGGCAATTTTTGCCCTTACGGTTGCGTCCGGATGCCTTAATACGCAGTCCCACGGCCTGTTGTACCATGCTATGATCTGCCACTCTGTCCCGGTCTGGTCCCCGGCCTGCCCGCCGTGATAATTGCCGTTTTCATCATGCCCACAGTTTGAAATCATCGTTGCCATTGTTCCTGTACCTCCCTTGTTCGTTTTTTCCGCAAAAGAAACTGCTGCTGCCTTTGTGTATGTCGTG